GGAACAATAGCGCGCGAGGGTTTAGCGCATAGGGGGTGTGGGTAGTATTTTGACGGATATAACAAAAGAACAAAGGATTTCCAAAGAGATAACCAGGCTTAAGCGGTTATTTAAAAACATCCCGAAAGACACCACAAACGCTGCCCTGGCGCTGATTAAAAACGCGGCCTTTATGACAGTAACTTTGGAAGACCTCCAGGAAGAGATAAATGATAAGGGCGCTGTGGTTGAATACAAAAACGGTGAGAACCAGTTTGGTACCAAGAAAAGCCCTGAGGTAGATATCTACAACACGATGATTAAAAACCTGTCATCTGTGATTAAACAGTTGACGGATTTAATACCGGCTGCCGAAAAGCCAAAGAAGGGCGAAGAGGCAGCAGACGAATTTATGAAAATCTTAAAGCGGTGATGCTATGGCTAAGATTGAGGTACCGGAATACATTGAGGCCTGGCATGACTACGTAGAACGCGAACCTAAAAAACACTGCAAGGAAATCAAACAGCTTAAACGGTTAATCGAAAAATTACTTAAGAGTAAAACAGTCCATTATGACGATACAGACGTCCAAGGATTTATAGATTTTTGCAAGCTACTTAAACACAAGGAAGGACGTTGGGCAGGTCAGCCATTTGAGCTAAACCAAGAACAGCGTTACATAGTCGCTTGTGTTTTTGGTTTTAAAATGTTCGATGAAGAACTAGGCATGGAGGTACGCTATTTCCGTGAGCTAGTTCTTTTTGTTGCCAGAAAATGGGGCAAGAGTACATTTATATCGGCCATAGCCTTGTTTTTATTTATGGCTGATAGAGAGCCAGCTGCTCAGGTCTGGTGCCTTGCAACGATTAAGACGCAGGCCGCGATCGTTTACGAGGCGGCGAAGTCGTTTGCTATTAGCTCAGAGGTGCTGAGTAAATACTGTCGAACAAAGCGCGATAAAGATAACGCAGAGATGCTGTTGTTTCTTGCCGGAAACAGTTTCATGAAGGCCGGATCCAAGAATAACGAATCTCAGGACGGACTAAACCCACACGCGTACATTATAGACGAATGCCACGCGATTAAGAATCGTAACACCTACGACGTGTTTTCGTCGGCCTGTGGGGCAAGGACGCAGCCGCTGGGGGTTATCATTTCGACGTTTGGATTTGTCAGGGAAGGGATATTTGATAGTATCCTGGAACGTTGCCAGAAGGTTTTGTCAGGGAAGTCTAAGGAACGAATTTTCCCGATGATTTTTCGGATTGATGATGGGGATAAGGTAGAGGATCCGCAGTGCTGGGCAAAAGCTAATCCGGGCATGGTTGAGGCAAGACCGACAATGTCGTATTTGGAAGGCGAGTATCAGAAGGCACTCCAGGATCCAGCACAGATGCCCAGTTTCCAGGCGAAGCATTTAAACCGGGCCAGTTCGTTAGCCGTCGTTTATTTTGATATCGGTATAGTTGACCGATGCGCCATCGATATGACGGAAGAAATGATATCTGATAAGTACGCTGTCGGTGGTGTGGACATTGCAGAAACTACTGACTTATGTAACGCTTCGGCTTTAATTCCGCTTGGTAGGAAATTATATTTGTTCCAAAAATACTTCATTGCCCGCTCACGCATCGAGAAAAACAGTAAAGCTGACAAGATGGCTTATGAGAGCTTTTGTAATACAGGAGCAAATGACGAATTAAACCGCGAACTGATGCACATATGCGAAGGAAGTAGGGTTAGTAGAAAAGACGTTGTGCAGTGGTATGTTGATTTAGTCGAAAAATACCGGGTAACGTTCTGGAAAATAGGTGGAGATAGGTGGCATTTTCTTGACTTTGCTGAAGACATGGAAATGGCCGGGTTTCCGAGAGAAAATAAGGACGGTAAGGGTGTTTTGTTTGAAGTAGCCATGGGGGCTAAAAGTTTAAGTAAGCCGATTAAGGAAACGAGAGCCTTAATGGAGGATGGAATACTACAGTATAGTCGTCACAACGGTTTATTTAGGTGGTGCACAACAAACACGGCAGTTATTGCTGACGTAAACGGAAATATCCAGCCTAACAAGGCTAAGAGTAAATCCAGGATTGACGGCTACATTGGATTTTTGACGTCGTATGTGGCATACAAAAAATGCGAGGATATGTTTAAGGAGTATCAGTCGTAGGGGGTGGGTTAAGTTGTGAAAACGTTGGAGGTGATAACTTGGGATTTTTCGGTTACGTAGCTAACTATTTTAAAAAAGACAACGAACTAACAGCCTCCAAAATAATAAACCTGTTGAATCAAGGCTACTCGTTAATGCAGATAAACAGGCGTTTGTACGACATACCAGAAGTCAGGACGGCGATAAATTTCGTAGCTGAGAAGGTCGGCAGTATACCGTTCTATCACGCGCGCGATGACACTGAGGGCAGCATACAAACCGTCTTTGACCGGTACCAGTACGTGTTGGGTATTAGGACTAACCCTTACCATTGCCCGCAGGTGTTTTGGACGCAGGTAATAACAACGCTACTGCTCACTAATAACAGCTTCATAATGCCGGATTGGGATGACAACGGTAACCTAAGGGCATTGTATCCGCTGCCGTTTACGCAGTTTGATTTTACTCAGGATGCTGACGGCAGACTGATAATTATTTTCCCGTCCTCTGGCAGTTACGCATTTTATTACGATGACATCATTCACCTGCAGCGGTTCCCGACCCAAAAAGGTGGGGCGGCCCGGCAGGCGGTAGGAAACTATGAGGAAATTGTAAACACGATGCAGGCACAGGCCGTGGGGGATAGTAAGAACAGTCAAAGGATAGCGGCGTTACTGCAGGTTAAGACCCAGCTAAAAGGCTCAGACATGCTGAAAAAGCTGAATGAGTTTAAGGAACTGTTTTTAAGTGCTGAGAACACAACCGGCTTCGGCATGATCGGTGCTGAGTATGAAGTACACAAATTGGATTTAAAGCTGAGCCCGCTGAATAAAGACCTGCTGGAAGCCATTATAGGGTATTTGTATAACTATTTTGGTGTTAGTAAGGAAATTATAACTCATACCGCTAGTGAGTTGCAGTATGAGCAGTTTATCGACAATACGATTAAACCGTATGCTTGGCAGATTGAGGAAGAACTTACTTACAAATTGTTTTCGGATACGGAGATATATCACGGCAACCGGGTTTATTCCGAACTGGTTGACTTGGAAATTAGCACGTTATCAGCAAAAACAGCGTTTTACAAAGAAATGGTTTATGGAACAATAATGAGCCGTAACGAAATCAGAAAACGCCTGGGCCTCCCTAAGGGCCCGCCTGAGTTGGACAAGTTTCTTGAAAATAAAAACTTCCAGGTGCTAGGTGCAGGGAGTTATATTGTTGAGGGAGGTGATACGGATGGAGAAGGAAAAGAAGTCCCCGCTGGCACTGTTGAATAGAAAGCGGGTGCAGTTTGATGATGACAGGTCTAAATTCAGAGCGATAACAGAGGAAGTTGACGGACAGAATGTTAGACGGTTAAGGGGTTACCCGATTCTGTTTAATGTTCCAGGCAAGCCGCGCAGACAAAGCCCATGGGTAGAAATAGTTAATCAAAATGCTTTAGTTGGCGTTGATTTGTCAAAGCTGGTTATGTTATTTGATCACAACACTACTTGGGTATTAGGTAGGGTAGGCAAGAACATGCGGGCCGAGGTGGACGCTACCGGGTTGTTTGTTGAAGTAACTTTGGGCAACACATGGATCGATGACTATGTATTTGATAGGGTGAGTCGTGAGATTGTGGATGGAATGAGTTTTTGGTTTGATAGCAAGGCTGTTATTGCAACCAACTGGGAAACCAAGACGGATATTATTATGCAGATAAATGAGATTTACGAGGTGTCTGTGCTGGTATTCCCTGCCTACGAGGATACTATTGTAGTCGCACAGGACGAACCAGCTCCTGACCCGGTGCCTGACGATGCCGCAGAAATTGAGGCTAAGAAAATGGCTTTAATTAGCCTGATTAGCCAGTTATAAAAAATTTAATCCACAGGAGGACAACGAATTGCTTACAAAAATTAGCGCAAAAGAAGCCGCAGAACTTAAGCGGGAAAAAACGATGATTGAAGAAAAACGGCTGGCCCTGAAAGAGCAGGTTAAGAATCACAGGGGCATGTCTACTGAGGAACTGAACGAAACAGCCGAGAACCTCAGAAGCCTGTCCGATCGTATGGATGAAATTAACGAAAAGCTGAAGGCTGGTCATCAGGAGCAGCAGCGCAGCAGACTGCCGGGTCCTGGTAGTAGGAATAACGATATCACCCAGGAAAACTTCCGTTCCAGCGCCCAATACCGGGATGCTTTCTACCGTAGTTACGTAAGCAGCAAGATCAGTGAAGCCGATGCAGAAATTATGTCCTTCGGTAAACGCGCAGTCACAGACATGAATGGTGGTAGCGTTACGAGTGGCGCCGAGTACCTTGTCCCCCAGACCACCCTTGACCGAGTATATGCAGTAATACAGCAGTATGGCCGTCTTTACTCTGCCATTACCAAATTTGGATTCACCGGTGACGTGTCTCTGCCTATTGGTACAACTGGGGCGCCGACAGAAAATGCGGACGGAACAGTTACTCTTAACTTTACAATTACGGAAGTTAAAATTAACCAGCAGGCTGTTGTTGCTACTATCATTGTTAAGAACCTGTTACTCAAAAACAGCATTCCAGCATTCGAACAGTATCTGGCAATGGAAATCGGTAAGTACATCGGGTTGCTACTTGAAAACTATGTTTTAAACGGATCGACAGTTACGTCCACTTTCCAGGGTATTATCACTGCGATCAAAGCGGCCAGCGCAGACAATGAATACACTAATATGGACTGGCGGCAACTATCCGAAATCCTTGCAGATGTTGAAAGCCCCTATGGTGATAACGGAAGTTGGGTAATGAAACGGTCAACTTTTTTCCGTGAATTTTTTGCCATGACTGATGCTGCAGGTAAACCGCTTGTAACAATAAACCCGGTGCAAGGTGGACCTGGTCAGTCTAATTTCCTAATAGTTGGTCAGCCTGTCATTTTCACGTCTCAAATGCCTGATACTGACTCAATTCTGTACGGTGATCTTAGTACCTACGTCGTAAATGAGTCCGAGCAATTTATGATCGAGTCGAACACGTCTGAAAAGTTTAGTGAAGATAAGACGGTTTGGCGCGGCAAGGTATATTCAGGTGGTAAGCCGCTGTTTGCTACAGAAACATTCACTTACTACAAGAAAGCATCGTAAGGAGGGGGTAAAACCCCTTCTTAGTTTTTCAGTATACGAGGAGGTAAGGTATGAGTAAATATCATCCAAAATTCGATAACTATATACCGTCCGATGTACCCGGAAGAAAAGTTGAAAGGTCGTATTTAGCCCACTTCCAAGTCTCTGCCGCCGACGCCGTTGCCGCAAGCGCAGCAGGCGTATTGACCGCGACTAATCTTGGCGCGGCGGCAGAGACAAAAACAACCGGAATAACTAACCCGGCAGTCCCACGGGGACTGTCGATAGTAGGTAATGTGTCCGGCATAACCGGGAATGTGGTGGTGACGGGTACTAACTACGCCAAAGAAGCTATGACAGAGACATTAGCGCTGAACGGTACTGCAACCACACACGGAAACAAAGCCTTTAAAACCGTAACCAGCGTTGCTTTGCCAGTGCAGGTGCATACACCGGTGGCTCAGGTAGAAACGGCCACAGCAGCCGGTACGGTAACCACAGCAGGTAATGCCTCCGTGGTAGTTACTGCCGCGGGGATGACTGGCTCGCCAAAAACAATAGCCGTCCCCGTGACTGGTACCTGCCAGGTTGAAACAGCAACCGTTGTCGGCACTATCGGCGCAGCCGGACAAGGTAATGCTACTGTTGTAGTGACTGCTGCAGGTATGACGGGATCGCCTGTCACTCTGGCTGTTGCTGTAGCCAATAACGACACCGCCGCGCAGGTGGCCGGTAAAATTAAGACAGCCATGGGCCTTGACGCGGGCATAGCCGCATTTTTCACTGTTGGCGGATCTGACGCTGCAATTATCCTGACAAGAAAAGCCGCCACTGCTAACGATGCCACCATGAACGTTGCGATAGACAACGGCACCTGTACCGGCCTGACTGCAGCGCCTACGTCCGAGAATACCACCGCTGGGGTAGTTGGTGACGATGCTTCGGGTATTGCTGGTAAAATTAGAACTGCTTTAGCTGCTGATACAGCAGTAGCAGCGCTGTTTGCAGTATCCGGTGCCACAGATAAAGTTATCTTGACCAAGCTAACACCTGCCGCAAACGATACCTCTCTAAATATCGCCATTGCGGATGACACATCTGTTGGCGTAACCACTGCCGCCAGCAGCGCAAATACTACGGCAGGGGTGCCGTATGACATTGTGAGCGTTGGTTGGAATGATAAGCTGGGACTGCCGTATCAGTTGACACGCAATACCATTATCCCGGGCCTGACGTTTTTGGATAATACCAGGGAAGCCACGGAGCCAACAGTAACCGTAAGCGCGACGGCATTGGAGTCTAACGCAATAGATTTAAACAGCGCTCTTGATGGTACAGCGGTTGATGTCTACCTGGTGGTATAATGACAGACATGGAACTGCTAGAAAAGGTCAAGGCCGGGTTGGGTTTGTCTGGTGAGTATACGGATCCGGCCATACTGCCGAAGGTGTTGGCTACCAAAGGCTACATGGTCAACGCTGGGGTTACGGTAGAGCAGGTAGAATCGGATTTAGGCATAGTCTGCCTGACGGTGGGCGTGAATGACCTATGGAACCTAACAAGCGGGGAAGTAAAATTTAGCCCCGCTTTTGATATTATTTTATGGCAATTGAAGGCGGTGAGTATGCCATAGCTAAGATTGATAACATGACCCCTGGAACGGGCAGGAGATTGAAAGAAGACAGCACGACGGTTAACATTGCGGATAAGATAGAGGCCATAGCCGAGGCCTTGGATCTATCGACGCTGGCAACTAAGGATAACCAGGACGCTCAAACTTCTGCCCTAAACGATATACTGGAACAGCTTGAAATAGGTAATGCTCCTAACATATTAAGAAACACTGGTAAAAACCCTCCCGTTGGGGTTATTTTAGGCGCAGCCGGGACATATGAGTCAGACTCCATTGACAGACCAAATCAAAATATACCCGTAGGTCAAACAAGAGTATGGGTATATGCAGATCAATCCGGTACTCTGAATCTTCGGGAATCGCATAATGGAACTAATTGGACGACAACTAATTCTTTGTCTATATCTGCCGGAATAACCAATATAATGAACTGGTTTAAATTGACCCGTAGATATGCCAAGATTGAATACGTTAACGGTGGTGTAGCGCAAACAGAGTTTATTGTATTGCAATATTTCCTTGGCGTTGGAGTAACCATTATAAAAGCAGAGGATGGAGATATCGTCAGTATTGGTAGTAAAGCAGATGCTGCTGTTACAGATCCTACTTTGTCTGGTAGTGAGATTGCATTATTAAAGGGTTTGCTGACAAAAATAAATACTATTATCGACGGTACTACCCCTGCTACTACCGTACTAACGGCAGGAAATAATTTCGTTGGAACTGTTAGTATATCCCCTGAATCTGACGGGAATATCCTACAGGTGAATAGTGACGGTTCTATCAATGCCCAACTAATTGGTACAGACCCCAATAGTGGATCGTCTGTACAGCAGAGCATTGTCGATATGGAAGGATTTGGTGTTGCTCCTGTCCAGATCAGAGGGAGTAATCAAGTCGGGGGAACAATGGATGCCAGTGTTGTAGATGTTGACACAGACGCTGAAAATATACATGGTGCGGTATCTGTGTCGTGGAGAAAATCAGGTGTCGGCGCTCCAGAATTTGGTACAGATGCTAACCCTGTCGCTATCAAACTAACTGGTAGTATACCTTCGGGAAATAATACGGTTGGAAATATCGGCATAAACGCTGGTTCTAATTTAATCGGAAAAACTGCAAACAATTTTC